TAGCGATGGCGTCGACCACCGTGTCGCAGCCGGCGTATTGCGCCTGGAGGACCGGATTGAAGAAGCCGACATAGGGATAGCGCTCGACGCCGGGGATCGTCATCATCGCATTCTGCACCGCGCCGTAAGTCCCCGATCCGGCCTGCGGGAAGGCGCCGGGCAGCGCGCCAGGCTGCATACCGCCAGGAACGGCGTAGCCCGGCTGAGCGCTGGCGCCGAACGCCGACTGGCCGGTGATCAGTCGCCGGATACAGCCGGTGCGCTTGGCGCAGTTGCGTCTGGCCTCATTCGCCCACCTGGTGAGCTGCGGCTTCGAGGTGAAGCTGTAGTTGGGATCGTTCAGCAGCTGCGAGGCGTCATTGAGAATCTGGCTGAGCGGCATCTCACGGCTCCGGTTCGTCGGTCTTAGCACATGTGACGCAGCGCCCGTTCTCTATGAACCCATGCCAGCAACTGCCGCAGTTTATCGACGGCGTAAATGTCGGCGCCTCTCGACTGCCGTCCCAACCCCATTGTGCGATCCCGCCGTTTTGGCCTTGCGGATCACGCTTAAACGTCGTGCGACCAGCAATCACGAGCGACGCACAGCGGCGGCCGCGATGCTTCGGGCAAGCAAAAGAAAAGGTCTGCTCATGGCCAAGAGGAGCCTCTAGCTCGTCCAGCGACGAGAAAGTAACCTTCGCGTCTGACATTTAACGCTCGCCAATGAAAAACCCGCGCCCGCTGTTCGCAGGCGCGGGCTCTGAAACACCGTCCAGCGACGGATCAAGCCGCCGGATGCGCGACTGGCGTCTTGACGTTCAGAACCTCGACCGGGAACTTGGCCGAGATCGGAGCGCCCGCCGTATTGAAGCCCCAGCAGATCGCTGCAAGCGACTCTTCGACGAACGTGGCGCCGGCCGTGTTCGGCGGCACCGGGCCGATGGCGTCGGCCATCGAGAAGCCGACGACCGTGAGGTCGGGGCTGCCCGACTTGAGATTGACAACGTCGCCAACCGAAACATCTTTGAACTTCGTGACAATCTGTGACATGTGCGTCTCCTGTTGAGCCCCCAGCCTGCCAACGTCAGATCAAGCCGGGCCTTCGACGTAGCTCGTATCGGACGCGAAATAACCCATCGTTGCAAGCGCCGTCGTCAGAGAGCCGGCCGCAGGACCGGCGGGAGCGCTGATGATCAGCAGCGGCGTACCAGTGTAGATACCGCCGTCACGGACCACCCACGAACCATACGCCGGCAACGTGCCACCCGACTCCGTCGCCGTCAGAAGCGCCTGACGCGTCCTGACCAAGTTGGACTGGACTGCGGTGTTGAGCACGGTCGAATTGGCCGCAGTCGGCTGGTCGACGCCGGTCGCAGTGACCTGCGTGGCGTTCGAGCCGCCGACGCCCGAGGCGCCGTTGCCGTAGGTGCCGGACTGCAAGCCGGTGATCGACCAGTTCATGATCGCCGTGACGGCGGCCGAATTCAGCGCCGAAGACAGGGTCAGCGTCGGGATCGAAGTCGCCGAGCCGGCGGTGAAGGCGATCGGCGTGCCGTGATCGACACAGAACGCCGCGGTGATGGTGCCCGAGCCGGTCAGCGTCGCGACCGCAGCGGCGCTGTAGCCAACGGTCGTGCCGTTCAGACCTTCGCGCGGATCGTTGACGAAGGTGATCGTCGGCGCCGAGGAATAACCGGCGCCTTGGTCCACCAGCGTAACGGTCGACACCGTCGAGCCCGACAACGTGCAGTAGCCGGTCGCCTGAACGCCACCCGGAGGCGGCGCGGAGAAGACGACAGTCGGCGGGTAGGTGTAGTTCGTGCCGGCGTTGGTGACAGTGACGGTCTGGTTGACGGCGCCGCCGATGATCGTCTTGAAGATCGCGCCGCCCGAGCCGGCGGCGATCGTCGGCGCCGTCGTGTAGCCCGAGCCGACGTTGGTAATCACCACGCCGACGACGCAGCCGTTCTGGTTGGCGAGCCGGTAATTCTGCCCGTCCGAATGGACGTATTCGACGCTGCCGCTGAACCCGCCGCCGCCAATCGAGAACCAGATGCCGAGGATAGCGTCGTACTGCTGGACCGTCGTGTAGGGGCCCGACCGGATCATGAACCAGCCGGAGGGGATCGTCCACACCGCGCCGGCCTTGAGCGCGATCCTGTTGGTCGACAAACCGCCGCCGAGAGACGGAGTGAGGCCGTTACCGCCATAGAGACCCATCGTTCAACTCCTTCAAATCACAGCAGGTTGCGTTCCGGGAACGGCCTGCCAAGCGGCCCCGGTGATGCCCGTCACCTGCGCGCCGGACGAGGGCTTGGCGCAGACGAGATCGGCGCACGAGATGAGAACGCCGACGTCGGCGATCTGGCCAACGTTGATCAGCGGCTCGAACCCCGAGAAGGTCATCGGCGCGTATTCGGACATGTACATGCCGGTGTAGCGGCTGTTGAGGAAATAGGCCGAGCCGAGCGGGCAGAACGGATCGGGGAAGATCGGCGTATCGAGCACCTTGATGCCGCGGAAGCCGGCGTTGACCACGTCGTCCTTCTCGTAGATCGAGCGCGGCCGGGTCTGGTACATCTCGAGACTCATGAAGTCGGTCATCAGCTCGGCCCAGTTGGCCGGGTTCATGACGCCGAAGTCGGGCGCCTCGCCGCCGGCGCCGGACTGGATGCGCGCCAGGATCTGCGCCGCGCCGACGCGGGTCGTGACCGCGGCGCCGGTGTTGTTGATCAGCTGGCCGGACCAGAACGAGCCGGGCGTGCGCGAGATGCCGCCGTAGGAAGGGACGTTGGTGCCGTCGTCGAAGGCCTGCGCCAGCGAATCCCAGATCTGCGTGTTGGCGTAGTTGTTCGAGTAGAGCGCCTGCGCGTAGGCCTGTTTCATCACCACCGCGGCGTCCGACATGACGGCGCGCAGCTTGGGAATGACGACTTCGGAGCTCTGGAGGATCGACTCCATGCCGAAGAAGCCGATCGGCACCATGCCAAGCTTGAGACTGAACTGGGCGTTCTGGATCGCCGCCGCGTCGGTCGGCATCGGGAAGTTGCCGTCGAAGCCGCCCCACGAGAACTGGACGAAGGAGTTGCCCTGCACCGGAACGGTGATCTGAGAGACGCCGCCACGCGCCGCTTTGCTATTACTCATGAAAAGTGAAAGCAAAGGGTGAGATTGGTATATTTGCACATAGACGCTGGGCAGGAACGCCCGCCTGGTGATTGCCGCCAGCTGAGCGCCCAATTGACCAGAAGGAGTAATGCCAGAGCCGGTCAGCGTCGAAACCGGAGAATTCGGGTAGGCCATCACAGCACTCCTTCAAACAAGCGATCGCGCCCGATGTTCTCCACACCGAGCGCGATGAATTCAGTGGCGGGAGAGAAGATCATTGGGCGCCCAGCGTCTCCCGCGTGAACTGATCGGGGTTGCGCAGGAACTCTTCGATCTGGTCGTCCTGGAAGCCGACGGGATCGCGGTGCAACTTCGCCAGCGCCTCGTCCTTGTCCTTCGAGCCGAACAGATTGAGATCCTGAGACCGCCACGTCGGCCCGGCCGGCGCGGCCGGCGGCGTCTTGGAGGCGACCCAGGCCGCCGCGGCGTCGGCGTCGGCGTAATTGCCGGTCTCCTTCATCCGCGCGACCATCTTGTCGAAGCCCTCATCGGTCAGGTTGTAGTCCTGACGCGCTCGAGCGAGAGCGGATTCGAGATTGGTCTGAGCCGAATGCTTCTCGGCCGCCTCGCGCTCGGCGGCGCGATCGGCTTCCATCTTGTCGAGGCGCTCCTTGAGCGCGGCGTTCTCGGCCTTCAGCGGCGCGACGAACGGGGCGACGGTGTCGTCGAGAATCTTGGCGTCGGGGAATTTCGCCTTGGCGGCCTTGCGGATCTTCTCGCCAATGTCGCCGTCGAGCCAGAGCTGTTCGAGCAGCTCCTGGGCGCGGATCTGGGCTTGGGTGGCCTCGGCCATCTTACTTCGCCCTCGCCGCCGAGCCGCGCGAGCCGTCCTTGCCGACATGCTCCAGCGACTTGATGTCGTTGACCGAGCCTTTCGGCTGGCCGGACGGCCGGGCGCCGATGCCCATCTTGTCGAACTCGACATATTCGAGCATGCCGCGATCGACGGCGACATCCGAAGAATAGGCCTTGGGGAATTTTCCGCTCGTCATCTGTGTAATCCCTCTCAACCGCCCATCGGGGGCATTGGTGGTCCTGCGCCCATGCCGGGCGGGGGCGGAGCGCCGCCGGCGCCGGGCATCTGCGGGGCCGGCGCGCCGGACTGTTTGGCGTTGCGGGCCATCTCGACGAGCTGCTGGATCATCGCGCCGGGATCACCCTTGCCGCCACCTTCCTTCTCGACCGCTTTGCCGATGTCGGTCAAAGCTTTGAGAACGGCGGTGTGGATCGACGAGCCCATCGGCAGCGACGGCAGCGCTTCCTGAAGCGCCTTCAGTCCCAGCTTCAATTTCTCCGCGCCGCCCGCCACCGCACCCTTCATCGGACCGGGCGCAGACGCCGGACCGGCCACGCCCGCCTGTGGCGGGGGACTCGGAGCGCCGGGCATCGGCATAGGCATCAAGCGGACCTCAATTGGTGGGCGGAGCGCGCGAACGCTCCGCCCCTGTCATGGAACGGGCTCGGAATTACTTCCGGCGGCCCTTGCGACCCTTGTGACGCGCCATGGGAGTCTCCTTGTTGACGAGAGGGAAGAGACTAGCCTCACCCCTACGAATAGCGAGACTACGCTGGACCCGAAGCGCATGTCAATATAACGTGCGAAAAACAAGAAGCATTTCAATACTATAGGATGGTATAGAAATGAGGATACCTCGCGAAGCCAGGCGCCTGACACAGTTCGTCCGCGAAACCGCTTCGCATTGCATGTCGTCGCGCCAGGCGCGCATGAACCGCGGCGTGTTCTATCAGAACTACGTCGACACCGGCTCGGCGGACCCTTCGACGCCGGCGATGTACAACAAGCTGTGGGTGTCGCTCGACGACCTCGAATCCCTGCTGTTCAGCCCCGTTTCTCTGCGCTTCCACATCGGCGACCCCGACTATCCTTCCGTGATCAACGAGGCCAAGGGACGCGCGGCGGCGGCGCACATCCGCAACCAGTACCGGCGCTGCGACGCCGACTCGATGCTGAGCCAGGCGGTCAACATCGGCCTGGTGCGCGGCAAGGGGCTCATCAAGCAGAGCTTCGCCGGCGGGCGCATGTCGACGTGGCTGGTGCAGCCCGAGGACTTCGGCGTGCTGCGCGAGAACCACGACAAGCTCGACGAGAACATGGGCGCCTTCAACCACAAGATGCTGATCACGCCCGACCAGTTCCTCGGCCTGGTGAAGAACCACCCCGACAAGAACGACCTGATGAGGAAGGCGAAAGCCTACACCCGCGAAGCGTCGGGCGGCCTGACCGACACGCGCGGCACGGCGATGAACATCGTCGTCGGCGGTCTGTATCCGCTGCAGGCGGCGGGGCAGAACAACAACCCGACGCGCGGTCTGGTCGACTGGATGGGGCGGCCGCAACCGCAACTCGACCCCGCCGTCGAACACAGCCTGATCGAGCTCGACGAGACGTGGATCTGGGACGACGAGCGCGACGATTGGGCGACGTTCCAGGGCTTCGGCGACGACGCGCTCGTCATGGGCCGCTACACGACGCAGAACGCGCTGGCGTGGGACCCCTCGACGCAGACTTCGGCGCCGTGCCTGAAAGGCGACCACCCCTATTCGACGTTCTGCCCGAACCCGGTGCCGACCTATTTCTGGGGCGCGTCCGAGGTGCAACGGCTGGTCTATCTGCAAGAAGCGATCAACGCGCGGCTGATCGGCACCAACAAGATGCTGCGGATGCAGGAAGACCCGACGACGCGGTTCGTCGGCTCGACCGGCGTCAACCAAGTGGCGTGGTCGCGCTACAAGAAGCCGGGCGGCTACTACACCGAGATCAATCCCAACGCCAAGATCGAGAAGGACCGCACCGAAATCCCGCAGGACCTGTGGGCGTCGCTGCACGAATACGAGCGGATGTTCGACGAGATGATGGGCGTGCCGCCGATCGCCAAGGGCCACGGCGAAAAGGGCGTGCGCTCCGGCGCTCACGCCGACACGCTGATCCGCATGTTCTCGCCGCGCTTCAAAGACAGAGCGCTGCTGATCGAGCGCGACGTCGAGCACATGGGCGCGCTGACGCTGGATCTATCGCGCGCTCACATCGCCAAGAAGCTCGTCGCCTGGGTTCCCGAGGCGGAAGCCGGCGCGCAGAACGTGTCGGCGCCCGACGAAGCGCTGCTGCTGACGCCACCGGCGAAAGGTTTAGTCCCTGTCTATTTCAGCTACGAAGACCTGCCCGACGACGTGACGCTGACGGTCGACGAGCACAGTTCGTCGCCGGCGTTCTCGTCGGAAGCCAAGGGCCTCATCTTCGACATGCTGAAGACCGGCATGCTGTCGCCGATCGAAGCGGTCGAGCATTTGGACATCACCGATCCCGAAGGCGTTCAGGCGAACATCCAGAGACGCGAGATCGCTCAGGCCGAAGCGAAGCAGCAAGAGCAGGCGTCAAAACTGGCGCTCCACCAAGGCGGCAGAAAGTAGCGCCTGAAACGAAAAACCCCGCCGCTGTGGGGCGGCGGGGAAATCTGGGAGGTTACGTCGATGAAGCGTCTGACCAGCCGATTGGGGAACCTGCGGATCGACAGCGACGATGCGCTATTTTCGGCCGAGCGTCAACGCATTGTCCACAGCTTTCTGCGACAATTCGTCACTTGCCCTTGCGCTTGGGCGGATGCGCCCACGATCCGAGATTGCTGATCCGACCCGGCTTGGCGGCGGGCGCCGCCGGCTTGGCCGGGGCGATCGACTTGGAGAACGCCCCGGCGCCCTTGGACTTGGTGATCTGCGGCATTTCGTCTCTCCTATTTTTCGGCGCTCGGCCGACCCGGATTGTAGCGATCGTTCTTGATCGTCAGCGTGCCGGGCCGATCTTTCGGGATGATCGCGGTCGGCTTGACGGAATTGCGCGCGTAGGCGCCGCCGATCGCCCGCATGCCGACGGCGCGCAGCCGCGCAGAGGGGATCGTCATGCCGCGCCGGCCATCGGACGAGATCACCGGCGTTGCAGCGCCCGGCTTGCTGGAGAACATCGAATCGGCCAGAGCCTGCTGGGCCTGCGGCAGCTTCGGCGCCATCGTCTCGCCCATGCGGACGTTGTCGCGCAGATCGGTGAGGTGCTGATCCTCCATGACGATGCGCGCCGTCTCGTCGACTGCCTTGACCCGCAGATTCTGGCCGATCGACGCCGGCGCACGGCCTTCTTCCAGCATGCGCCGCAGGTTCTCGTTCTCGCGCTCCAGCTCGGCAAGACGCGACACTTCGACGCAGCGGCGATTCGGACAAGGGGGGTCCTTGCGGGGTTCAGCCTTGAGCGTTCTCACCCATCTGTGTCCGCACTTCCCGCATTCGAAAGTGATGCGCTTCATCCGCGGCCCCAGATAATGCTCCGAGTCGACCCACTCGGACTCGACGGACGTGGTGGTCAATCTCGGTGCTCCCGCCAGCCAGTCGGCTTGAAGGTGATCGCCTTGCCGCCGGTGGCGCGAATCGCCCAGAAGCCGATCGGCTCCCAGCGCTTGTCGCCGCCCGCCCAGCGCCGCGACACCTGCCACTGCGCCACCATAAAGCGCTCGCCGTCGAGCGTCAGCTGCACCGGCGCGTGATCGTAGGGCGGCTCGCCGTAGCGACCGGGGAACGGCTCCAGCGGGAACGCCTTGAAGCCGGCGGGGGCGACGGGCGCTTCGGGCTGAGCAGGCTGAGCGGCCGGCTCGAGCGCGTCGGGTTCCGACGGACTCGACAGATCGGTCGACAATTCAGCCGGCGGGTCGTCGCCGAACAGCGAATCGTCGGTCTCCGGCTCGGGCTGCGGCTTGGGGGTCTCTCGCTGTGCTTTCGCCATCAGACTTTCCTCAGATCATCTTGAATTTGCCGGGATGCGAAATCGCATAGGACCACGCTTCAAAAGACAGAACAAATGACTCGCCCTCGATCGTGATCCGCACCCAGCGACCGTCGCTCGACGTTTCAACCATGCCTATCCGGTTTTAACCCATAGAGACTAAATGTTGTGCGGTCATGCGAAAAGTCCTTCGTCTATTGGTCTCTGACGTGAGGTCTTCGCAGAGGCGTCGTAATCGGCGAATGCTGTCTTTCGCCAAAGGTGACGATTGGTCCAACGCTGGACTTGGCGTAGCAATAGCGGCGTCCAATCGTGTCGGACGGCAGGTGTTTTCTCCAACGCATTTAGCTTCATGAAGGGCTGAGCGTAAGGCTCTCCACCCCAGTCGATCACGCGCCGGATGCGGCCCATGCAAACCTCAAACGGTTCGTGGCCGATCATCGTATAGACCTGCTTTTTGCGCGGAGAAACGCTACGGAGCATGGTCATCACCCGGCGAACATTCTCACCTTCGGTTCCCTCGTCATAACCAAAACGCCAAGGCCCCTTGAGGATTGGAGCCCAACGAGCAAAGACGCGATCGTCAAAGGTCTGAGGCTCAAAGCCGCTGTTCGCATCTAAAAGAGGAACGCCGCTCTTTAGGTAGCGAGCGACGATAAAATCTTGATATTCGGGTGAAAGAGCGGAAAGATTGTTGTCGCAGAGCACTGGCCGAACTGGGAATTCTGGAAACAGGCTGAACTCGCGCCCCTCCATCTTCGGGACGATGCAAAACCAGCAACCGACAGGACACCCACGGCTGGCAAAGGTCGCCATCGGATTATGCCGCGCCACAGCGTCGGACGAGTCGCCGCCAACCTCCGCAACGTCGGCGAGGTACTTCCGTTGCGTGAATGTGCCCGGTCCGCCAGCGCGCACAGAGTAGCCAAGGCGCTGGTAATACTCCGCCAGCCGACGCGCCTCGGGAAGGCGCCATGTGAAAGCTACAGAGATCATGGCGGTTCCGTTCTCAACCCAATGAGCAATGCCTTTGATCCATTCGCCCTTTGTGAACAGTTCGGTCACTTCAATCCCTCGTAGGCGTGGGTCTTAACCGGATAGGCATGGTTTCAACAAGCATCTCCCGCTCCTCAAGCAAGCCCTTGATCAGACATCCACTTCGGCGGTTCAGGTTCCGCGTTCGCCCGCTCTTCCTGCGTCCGCAAGAAGTTGCGCACGATCGAGTTAATCGCCGTCTCCTGCTTCGTCTCCTGGCCCGACTCGGCCTTCATCACCA